TGAAGCCTCTGGAGCACCTGCTTCTGAACAGCCGCAGAGCAAGGCAGACCCGCAGCCTGCGCGCAGGCTAGAAGGCCAGTCTCAGGATCTGGCAGAACAGAAAACCAATGACGGCGCACAGCAGCCGAAAACGGATGAAGAGAAGGCTGGCGAGAAGAAAGACGAAACCAAAAAGCCCGAAGGCGCGCCGGAAAAATATGAGCTGACAGCTGGCGAGGGCATCGAGCTGGATGCCGCAGCAGTGAAAGAATTTGAGCCGATCGCGCGTGAGCTGAACCTCAGCAACGAGCAGGCGCAGAAGCTGGTGGACGTTTATGCCTCAAAAATCCTGCCGCTGGTTAATCAGCAGCAGCTCGCTGCCTGGCAGAAGCAGGGCGAAGAGTGGCAGGAGGCCATTAAGGCCGACAAAGAAATCGGCGGTGACAAGCTCACGTCGAGCATCAGCGCAGCGCAGCGCGCGATCGACCAGTTCGGCACTCCCGAGCTGAAAGAATACCTGGAAGCGTCCGGGCTCGGGAATAACCCCGCGTTGGTGCGTTTCTGCGTACAGGTCGGTAAAGCCATGTCCGAGGACAATATGGTTTCCGGCGGTCATGTCAGCGGAGGCAATGACCTTATCTCCGCCTTTTATCCTGAAAAGTGAGGTATGAAAAATGGCTTTAATTGGTCAAACGCTGCCCTCGTTGCTTGACGTATATAACCGTACGGATAAGAACGGGCGAATCGCACGGATCGTTGAGCAGTTGGCTAAAACCAATGATGTGCTAACCGACGCGATCTATGTTCAGTGTAACGATGGATCCAAGCATAAAACAACAATCCGCGCCGGTATCCCTGAGCCGGTTTGGCGTCGCTACAACCAGGGCGTACAGCCTACTAAAACGCAGACTGTGCCGGTTACTGACACCACCGGCATGCTCTACGACTTGGGGTTTGTTGATAAAGATCTTGCAGACCGTTCCGGTAATTCTCAGGCTTTCCGTGTTTCGGAAAACATGGGTAAGTTGCAGGGTTTCAACAATAAAGTTTCCCGTTACACCTTTTATGGCAACACTGATGCTGAGCCGGAATCTTTCATGGGTCTCGCGCCGCGCTTCAACACACTGAACACCAGTAAAGCAGCAAGTGCCGAAAACGTATTTAACGGGGGCGGCGCCGGTACTACCAACACATCTATCTGGTTTATGTCATGGGGCGAAAACACTGCTCATATGATCTATCCGGAAGGTATGGTTGCGGGCTTCCAGCATGAAGACCTTGGTGCCGACTTGGTTGATGACGCTAACGGCGGGAAATTCCGTGCATACCGCGATGAATTCAAATGGCATCTCGGCCTGAGCGTTCGTGACTGGCGTGCAATCTCTCGCATTTGCAACATCGACGTCACCACTTTGAGCAAAGACGCATCTGCTGGTGCCGATCTCATCAGCATGATGGTTGATGCCTACTATGCGCGTGATGTAGCGATGCTTGGCGATGGTAAAGAAGTCATCTATTGCAACAAAACCATTCATGCCTGGCTGCACAAGCAAGCCATGAATGCCAAAAACGTCAACCTGACGATTGAAGAGTTTGCCGGCAAGAAAGTGGTTTCTTTCCTGGGCATCCCGATCCGCCGCGCTGACGCCATCCTCAACACCGAATCTGCCGTGACTAACTAAGGAGAGAATCATGTTGCTCGATCAGCAGGCTTTATTCTCGGCAGCGCAGGCTATTACGGCCACTGCTGCTTCTACCAATGTTATCGATACCGGCTCGGCGAAGGATGTCGGTAAAGGCGGTGACGTTCCGCTGCTAATTCAGGTTGTTGAGGGTTTTAACAACCTGACCAGCCTGACCGTAGCGGTGCAAACTGATGATAATGCGGCGTTCAGTTCTCCAACTGACGTCATCTCAATGGTCATCCCTGTGGCGTCGTTGGTGTCAGGATACAAAACGCCAGTAATTACTCTGCCGATGAAGATGGGGCGCTATGTGCGTCTCAACTACACCGTAACCGGCACTGCGCCAACCACTGGCAAAGTGACTGCTGGCATCGTTGGGGGGGTTCAGACAAATGTCTAAGTACATCGTTAAGGCCCGCTCATTCATCAATGGGCGGATTTATGAAGCCGGCGAAGAAATCGACTTCGAAGGTAATGCGGGACATAACCTTGTCGCAAAAGATAAGGCAAGTAACGAAGACAGACCGAAACCTGTCGATCCTGACGCCGATAAAATCCTCGATGATCTCCGCAATGAGTACATCGACCTGTTCGGGGAGGCGCCTCATCACAATGCGGGAGCCAAATCGCTACAGGAAAAAATTGACGCCAAGAAAAAAGAACTTGGCGTTTTATAAATAGCCGGGGCCATTCGGCCCCGTTTTTCAATGCGGAGATACGTCATGAAAACAGTGAACATGAAAACCGGCACTGAAGCATTCGAAGGTGATGACGGTCAGCCAGAGACTCGTGATCAGTATCCATGGGGTCTTCGTATCACTCTTGATAACGATTCTCTCATGAAGCTAGGAGTTAAAGCTAAATCTCTTCCGTCAGTTGGGGATGTAGTGGCAATTATGGGAATGGCAAAAGTCTGTTCAGTTTCAACTCGCAGCACTGATAGCGGCGAGGACAATTACGTTGAACTGCAAATTACCGATATAGGTTTGAACCCGCCGAAACGCGACGATGCTCAGGAATTGAAAAGTGCATTTTACCCTGATCAGGAAGGTGAATAATGGCTTCGGTGGTCGAGATCTGCAATCTGGCGCTGAGCAATATCGGCAGCCGCCGCAGCATCAACAGCCTCGATGAAAAGAGCAAAGAGGCTGACGTGTGTAACCTCCATTTCGAAGCGTGCCGCGATGCTGTCCTGGCAGACGCCGAATGGAATTTCGCCACCAAGCGCGTCGCGTTGGCCGACACTGGCATTGCGCCTCCTGACTGGACATATGCCTATGCCTATCCCACTGACTGCCTGCGAATCATTGAAATCATGGTGCCGGGCGTGCGCTATCCGACTGCTGCCATGCGCATCAATTACGAGACCGGCGTTAACGACGCTGGCACAGGCAAGCTTATCTACACCGATCAACAGGAAGCGCGCCTGAAGTATGTTGCGCGCATCACCGATGTGAATATGTTCGATCCGTTGTTCCAGGATGCTCTTGCCTGGCGGCTGGCTGCTGCTATCAACATGCCGGTAACTGGTGATGCCAACCTGACGCGCTTCTGCCTTCAAATGTACCAGAGCGTAATCCTCAGCGCCGGCTCTCACAGCATGAACGAAAGCCAGGAACCACAGTCGCCAGATAGTGAGTTCACGACAGCGAGGTTGTCATAATGCCGATTAGCTGGATTCAGCCGAGTTTTGCTGGTGGAGAAATTGCGCCGTCGCTTTACGGCCGCATTGACATGGCTAAGTACCAGGTGGCGCTACGCCGGTGCAGTAACTTTATCGTGCGGCAGTATGGCGGGGTAGAAAACCGTCCCGGCACGCAGTTCATCGCCGCGGCAAAATATCCGAACAAAAAATGCCGACTAATCCCGTTCCAGTTTTCAACGGTACAAACTTATGCGCTTGAGTTCGGCGATAAATACATGCGAGTGTTCAAGGATGGCGGGCAGGTGCTGGTCAGCGGTACGAGCAATATCTACGAGCTGGTTACACCTTATGCGGAAGCAGACCTGTTCAGACTTAAGTTCACACAGTCAGCTGACGTTCTGACCATCGTTCATCCGAAATATCCGCCGATGGAGCTGCGCCGTTACGCGCATGATAACTGGCAGATCGTCGCCGTGCAGACCAAAAACGGCCCGTTCGAGGATATAAACGTTGATGAAGCGCAGAAGGTTTATGCAAGCGCCTCGACCGGCACTATTACCTTGACGGCCACCGCCTCGATTTTCGGCGCGGAGCAGGTCGGGAAGCTCTTCTATTTGGAACAGCCCGCCGTAGATTCAATACCTGTCTGGGAAACCGGAAAAAAAACCACCGCAGGCGGTATTATCCGAGCTGGCAGCAACTACTACAAAGCGCTGACTACCGGTACTACCGGCACGCTTCGCCCGTCGCATAATGAGGGCGCAGCCTGGGATGGATGGGGTGGAACCGGCGATACCGATACCGGTGTGCAGTGGCAATACCTGCATAGCGGATTTGGCATTGCAAGCATCACCGCCGTTGGGAGCGATAACAAGACTGCAACGGCAAACGTTATTTCTTACATCCCTGAGAATGTTGTTGGTTCAGGACGTCCGAGCTATAAGTGGGCGCGCTACGCCTGGAACGACGTTAACGGCTATCCCGGAACAGTTGTTTATTACCAGCAGCGCCTTTTTTTCGCGGCAAGCACCGCGTTTCCGCAAACCATCTGGGCCAGCCGGATAGGGGATTACAAAGACTTCGGCAAAAACAACCCTATCCAGGATGATGACCGCATCATTTACACATACGCTGGCCGGCAGGTGAATGAGATCCGCCATCTTATTGACGTCGGATCGCTGGTTGCGCTGACGTCCGGCGGAGAATACATCATCACCGGAGACCAGAACAAAACCCTGACGCCGAGCGCGTTCGCCTTTTCCTCACAGGGCTCAAACGGGTGCAGTAACCTGCCGCCGATTGCAGTTGCCAATATAGCGCTATTCGTGCAGGAGAAGGGCAGCGCCGTGCGCGATCTGGCCTATTCTTTCGACGTGGACGGATATCAGGGTAATGACCTGACAATCCTCGCAAACCATCTTTTCCAGAAGCACAGCATTGTGGACTGGTCCTTCAGCACTGTCCCTTATTCGACTGCCTGGTGCTGCCGCGATGACGGAATGCTGCTGGCGTTAACCTATCTCAAAGACCAGCAGGTTTTTGCCTGGGCGCCGCAGCCGACTGACGGCTCTTTCGAATCAACCTGCTCGATCAGTGAAAGCCAGGAGGATGCCGTTTATTTCGTGGTGCGCCGCGTTATAAACGGGGAGACGGTACGCTACATTGAGCGACTTGCCAGCAGGTTGTTCACCTCTATCGAGGACGCTTTTTTTGTCGACTGCGGCCTGAGTTATGACGGGCGTAACGCCTCGGCGGCTACGATAAAAATTACCGGTGGTAGTGATGATTGGGATTATCGGCAGGAATACACCTTAACCATGTCCGGTGGCCTTGGATTCACAGGTTCGGACGTCGGTGCACAAATCCAGATCCCTTACGTTGGGCAGGACGCAAACGGAAACCCGCAGGACATGGAGTTACGCTGTAACATTACCCAGCTTACAACCGCTAACGTCGTGAAAATATCTGCCAGCAGAAACATCCCCCCAGAGCTTCGAGATACTGCTGTCACTAACTGGCAGATGGCACGTCAGACCTTCTCCGGGCTTGGCCACCTTGAAGGGAAAACGGTAAGCATCCTTTCTGATGCCAACGTCGAACCTCAAAAGGTCGTAACTGGCGGGGCGGTAACTCTCGAATCCCCAGGCGCGGTGGTGCATATCGGCCTGCCTTATACCTCCCAGCTTGAAACCCTTGACGTCAACATCAACGGTCAGGAAACGTTGCTGGATAAAAAGCAGCTAATCACCTCTGTTTCTCTGGTGGTGAATGCCAGCCGCGGGATATGGGCCAGTACGCCCGGCGGGCAGTTTTATGAATACCCACAGCGTGAGTTTGAGTTTTACGACGATCCGGTTGATGACGCTACCGGTAAGGTAACGCTGAAAGTAGACAGCACATGGGGGCTGAACGGACGCATTATTGTGCGCCAGCAAGACCCGTTGCCTCTGTCGGTTCTGGCTCTGATCCCGGCACTGGCAGTAGGGGGGCGAAATGCTTGATGTTCGTATAGTGCCAGCCGAGCAGCGCCACATCGAAGAGATGTTACCTCTCGTTCGGCAGGCAGATGTCAATGAGTTTATCGCTATTTCCGGCCAGTCGCCGCGCGAAGTGATGGAGCATGGCCTGCGAATTTCCACCTTCTGCTGCGCCGGGCTAATTAACGGAAAAGTGGTGACGATTTTCGGTGTGGCGCCAGCCTCTATCCTGAGTGGAAGGGGGATTCCGTGGCTTGTTGGCACGGACGATCTGCATAAATACCAGCGCACGTTTCTGAGACGTTGCCGTCACGTAGTCAATGCAATGCTGATGCCCTATCCGTATCTTGAGAACTATGTTGACGAGCGTAATCACGTGGCTAAAGCGTGGCTTAAATGGCTCGGTTTCCATCTCGAAGATTCGGTGCCATACGGCAAAGAGCAGCGGCAGTTCCATCGCTTTTACATGGAGAAAAAATAATGTGTGAACCAACCACTGCTCTGGTAGCGGTCAGTCTGGCATCTGCCGGGATTCAGGCGTATTCGCAATATCAGAATGGTAGATACTCCGCTGCGGTCGCAAATCAGAATGCAGACATTGCCGAAGCGCAGGCAAACGACGCCATTAATCGCGGTAATGCACAGGCAGATGAGGTCCGCCGACGGAACCGGATTGCGCAGGGAAGTCAAGCGGCAGCTATTGCCGCAGGTGGTGGTGATCTTAGTACAGGTGGATCTCTGGATATCATGGGTGACACCGCTCAGTTTGGAGAGCTTGACGCACTGACCACCGTCAACAATGCCAGCCGTGAGGCATATGGCTATCAGACCCAGGCAGCGAATTCCCGGGCAGAGGCGAGCTCTGCACGTTCTCAAGCCAATATGGGTGTTTTCTCTACTCTGCTCACAGCACCTCTTAGCGCCTATGGCGCTTATAAGATGGGCGGCGGCACATGGAATCCGTTCACTCAGAGCAAGGCCGCGCCGATAAGCGCCGCCGTAGGCACACTTACCGGACGTTAAGGAGAGCATCATGCCAGTCGTACCAACCGTTACAGGTCGCCAGGTTGAAAGCCGCGGGTACTCTTCGCCGGGATTGCAGGCGCTGCCTCAGCCTAATGTCGGCGATGTGATTGCTGATGCCTCTCAGAAATATGCCGGTGCATTTGCAGAAGCAAAACAGCGCGCGAATGTGGCGCTGACGCAGGATGCCAGCCTGCAGCTGAATGCCGTCGGCAATGATCTGCTGACAAACCCGGATACTGGATTCCTGAACCTTCAGGGGAAGAACGCCATAGGCAAAAGCCAGGAATACACGCAGCAGTTTGACCAACAGGTTGAGCAGATCGCTGCAGGACTGCCTGACGAGCAGACTCGCAATGCTTTCTTGCAGCAGGCCCAGCAACAGCGAATGAGCTTCACCACCCAGGCCGGTCGGCATGAAGCGGGTCAGGTTCGGCAGTACGAAGCTGGCATGCAGGAAGCAACGCTGAAAACCCTTACCACGCAGTTCATGAATCCAGAAATGGCTAACGTTGCCGGACTGACTGCCAGGAACAGCATTATTGCCTATGGCAAAGCCCACGGGCAGAGCGATGAAGAGATAGAGCAGAACTGGATTTCGTGGCGTGAAAATGCGGCGAAAGGTGCATCTGAGGCTTGGTATGTGCCGATGTATCAGCAGATGCTGGGGCCAGGCGGCAAGATTCAGGTGACGGACACACCTACGGAAGCGCAACTGTTTTCCGCGATGATCTGGAATGAGAGTGGTGGCAATCAGTACAGCAAAGACGGCGCTCCCCTTGTGTCGTCGAAAGGCGCGGTGGGCGTGGCGCAGGTGATGGAGGATACCGGGCCGGAGGCTGCGCGTCTGGCTGGTCTGCCATGGGATCGCGATAAATGGCTGAATGACCCGCGTTATAACGCAAAACTCGGGCAGGCTTATTTCGGCGCCCAGATGAAAAAATACGGCAATAACCCGGTGCTGGCGGTGGCGGCATATAACGCCGGACCCGGTGCTGTTGACGATTGGATTAATGGCACCAATAAATCAGGTAGCAATCCATCAAAAGTTAAGCTTGGCGACCCACGCACCGGCGAAGTCAGCAATGAGCAATTCGCGGCGGCTATTCCCTACGAAGAAACCAGAAATTACGTGGCGAAAGTTACCGGCAGCGCGGCGGCTATCCCCGGTGATGCGACGATGGAGAACCTGATTTCACAGCCGTGGTGGAATGCCATGAGTCCGGCCAGCAAAGCTCAAATGATGAGTAAGGTGGCAGGTCTCTACGATATGCAGGCATCTGCCGGTCGCGTAGCGCTGCAAAGCCGGATGCAGGATGATCTGGCCCGCCTTGAAGCTGGACAACCGGTAGAGCCAATCAGCGCGCGTGAGTGGGCAGCGGTCATGCCGTTGCAGGCCGCCCCTGCAGAACGCATGCAGATGGAGAAAACCTACCAGCAATATCAGCAGGCCATGACCCTGCAGCCAGTTTATCAGTCAATCATGCAGGGTAACGTGCAGCAGGCGACGGCGGCAGTGCAGGCGTTACAACCGCAGGAAAACGACGCCGATTTCAAATATAAGCATGAGCTGTACGCAACAGCTCAGTCAAAGCTGAACCAGGTGCTGAAGGCGCGCGAGTCTGATCCGGGAACCTGGCTGCAACAATATTCTCCGGTGGTGCAGAGCGCGTTTGCCGAATACCAGAACAATCAGGCATCAGGGGAATATCTGGTTTCGCGCATCCAGTCCGAGAAAGACCGGCTGGGCATCCGCAGCAAAAAGGTTCTTCCCGACACGATGGTAAACAGCCTGCTTGAACGCATCGATAATTCTCAGGAATCGAGCGTCACCGCGATCCAGTCGGTGGCGCAGTCGTTCGGGAAATACTCCGATCAGGTGATGCAGCAGGTGCAGAAAAATGCATTCCCGGCGCTACAGGTTGTGATGGCTACAGAAAACCCGCGTGCAGCCAACGCGCTCTGGCAGAACCGCAGCGTTAAAACGGCTGACCTGCGGGGAAGTTTCGAGAAGCCTGATGCTGATAAAGCTGATTCATCGTGGAACGATCAGGCGAAAGATTTCGCCAGCACGATGGTTGTACAGCCAGGCGGCACTGCCGTTTGGAACAACTTCAACGAGCAAGGCAAGCGCCTGACGTATATCAACATGCAGCGTGGCATGTCACCGTCTGATGCGGCGAAACAGGCGTATCAGGACATTCTGGGAGAGCAATACCAGACCAGTGGAACGTGGCGCCTGCCAAATCGCACCGGGCTTGATCTGCGCGACGTAACCGACGGCGCAAACGCCTACCTTGAAAATCTGTCAGCCGAGCAGATTATGCCGCTGATAGGCGACCCTCGTCTGCCAGAGTCGGTCAACAAAGAGCAAAGCCTGTCTCGAATCAAAGAGAGTGCGCAGTGGGTTACGAACAGCAATGAAAGCGGGCTTACACTGATGATGAATGGCCTGCTGGTGAACGGTGCCGACGGCAACCCGATCACCGTTCCATTCAGCGATCTGGCGAAACTGGGAACAGGCAACCGATCTACCTGGAACAAACTGACCAAATTTATCGACACGCCAGTGAAATACACGCCAGGCCAGTCGAAAAATTACAGCGCAGAGAGCCAACGCGAAAATATTCTCGACATCCTCCAGAACGGCCAGCAGTCAGGACGATAACATGACAATTTTTACAGAAGATCCGGGCACAGGCATTAACCAGCCCATCAGTAACGCGCCTGCCGGGCTGGGTGAATCGCTACTCTCTTCATTGCAGCAGGGATTTGAAGAAGGCCCGGTGATGTCGGGTATTCGGTTCTCTTCCGCTGACAGGCTGGCGAACGACCCTAACTCTGCAATTGTCAGCAAGCAGGAGGCTGACGAGCGGCTCAAGCAGTATGGCGTTAAAAGCATCAACGTGCCGGACAACGGTGTAACAAAAGCGTTTCTCGATCACGTGGTGGAAGAACGCCAGAACTCGCTGGCTCGTCAGCAGATCGCCATGTCTGCGCCGAGTGGCTGGGCGGCGACACCGCTTAATTTCGCTGCCAGCCTGGCGGGCTCGATGGCGGATCCCGGAAACGTGGCGCTGGCGCTGGTGCCTTTCGCTGGCGAGGCGAAGGCGGCTTCTGTGGCAGGGCGTTTTGGTGAGCGTCTGTTTGCCGGTGCGCGCATGGGCGCAGCTCAGGCCGTGGCGACCGTGCCGTTAACTGCTCAGGCGGCGGCGGCCGGCGGCGATGACTTTACCTACGGAAACGCGCTGGAAAGCACCTTTTTCAACATATGGGCTG